AGCGTTTTCTAGCCTGTCTTAGACGGCTATTCGGGTCTTTTGCTGCTTTGGGGAATTGTTTCATCTGTCCAGCAGAACGGGCGCAGTAAGACTTACGCCTCTTAGCAGCGGTGCTGCCCTTCTTAACCTTGCCCGTAACAGCAGTCTTTAACTTAGAACCGGGATTTGCGCGCTTGTGTGCGGCAACACCTGCTTTAGTCATTCCCGCCCCAGACTTAGTGGAGCGGTAATTTTTCTTAGTGCGCGGGATAGGCTTATCACTTCTAGAAGCCATGATGCGCTACTCTATGAGCAGGGTCATTACATTGCCAGCGCCTGAAAAGACAGAGACAAAACAACCATTATCAGCAAGTATACCGTCATTAGGGATGTATACGTCATTCCAACCTGTAGGTAAGGTTAACTGAAGTATAATCTCTCCCGTAGCACTGCCACTGCGTATGGTAAAAGCACAGGCGGCAGCAGCGTTAATTAGAACGCCTTGCAACCTGCCTCTTGATGGGCCTACGAGACCTGCGGCAAATCCCGCCACGGCTACGTTAAAGGCTCTGACCTCTTGACCAGCCATTTACTTACTCCTTATGGAAGGACGGGTGTATTAAACGCTTGTGCATACATTACTGTAATACGAACAGAACCTGCGTTAGTAGCAGCAGAACTCGTTACAGTTAAACGCTTGTCTGAAGTACCAATGTTGCCCCACAATAAGGTTCCACCACCGCCAGCACCTAAAGCCTTTATACCAACAGTAGTACCTGATGCTACAGCATTGATGATTGTATTATTATTGCCACCTACTTCGCCAACGCTGATGTTGGTAGTAGTGTTAGCCGCTGCTACAAGATCAATGATACAGTTAACGATCTTAGAGTTAGCGGGGATGACAATATTTGTTTGTTTCGCTGTAAGTGCGCCCTGCGAAAGATCGTCCAATGTGTCTTGACACATTACAACGTAGCCTACGTTAGCAACGTTGGTGCCTATAGTTGTACCTGTAGTATTCTTAATATTACCTGCCCGAATTGGACCTGAAAAAGTTGTGTTAGCCATGATAATCTCCTGTCGTGGCGAATGTCAGCCGCACATTGCGACTGTCAGGGATGAGTTAGTAATACAGTACCTTTAGACAAAAAGAAAGGGGCAACCGAAGCCACCCCTCTCAAACTATCACCAGTGCCTAAATTAGGCTCCGGGGGAACCGTAGATACCCAGTGGGTCAGAGACACCGAACGAATAACGCTCACGCGCTTTGTAGCGCACGTTACCTGTGTCGAAGTCGCCGTCCATACTGGTATTCATGGCTGTCCGCTCGAAGTGCTTCATGCCATTAGGAATATCAGTGGTCATAAACCACGCATCCGCATCAGTAAGATAATGGTTAACCGTATAACCGCCCGGAATAGAACCGTTTGAGTTAATTGCGTTAAGATCATTATCGGCTGTACCCACACGATTTACGGTTTCCAGCAAGCGTGTTGCTACAAACATAAGACCTGTAGGAATGATGAGCTTGCGTGGGCGCGCAGCGATAAGGAGACCACGTTCATCAACGTAGGCCGCAACATCAATTACTGCTTGCTCAAGCGAAGTTTCATTCAAATCAGCAGCTACCGCAGGACGGTTGCCGTTTACAGCGCCAGATACTGTAGGGTGTGCGACGTTGAACAGTGTGACGCCATCACCTGAGTTAAAGGTGGCGAAGCCTGTGTTCAGCAAATCCGCTGCCTTAACCTGCTTGGTATAAGCCATAGCGCGAGCTAGTGCTTTAGTATAGCGGGTGGACAGTGAATCGTACAGGTTATCTTCCATCGCTTCTTCAGTGATAGAGAAACCCATAGCCACAGTTTCATGGTTGTAACGAGCAGTGAATGATTCCTGCGCGTTATCATACGAGATAGCAGCACCTTCGTTTTTGACGGGTGCAGCGCCAAAACCTGAAAGTTTTACTTCCTCTTCAAAACTACGCTCCGAAGACTCGGTTTCGTAGATGGCTTCATGTTCGTTTTCGTACTTGCCGTACTCTAAACCAAACAGGGCGTTAAGGCCCGGAAGAAGCTCTTTTAGCGCCTGTGCGCGAGAAATAGCCATTGATTATCTCCTTACAGGCCAAGACCAGCGGTGTACGCATGAGACGAAGGATTGAACTTAACAATCACATCGGTAAATGCGTCACCAACGGTTGATCCGGGTGCGTTAACAAAATCTACGAGCTTGAAAGCAATCGTAGCGGTGGCAGCGGCAGTAGCTACATCCAGAGAGATTCTGGAATTACCATTGGCTGTATCCCCGGCGGTCTGATTAACAGCAAAGTTGCTGTGCATCAGGGCTTGCGCTACGGCAGCGTCAGCTTGGATTTGGAACAACGCGTTAGGGTCATCACAAATATAAGCCTGAGCATCGGCAGCAACTTGACCTGCAGGCCACTGATTGTTCTGAGTAAACCCACGAACAGTATCAGTGTACGAACAACCAAGGAAGATGCCAACAGTACCAGTAGGGAACGGATTGGCGTTTGTGCCAACAACAGTGACCTTAACAATAGTGCCGTTGGCAGCTACTGCTACAAGGTCTCCGTTGGCGATAGCGGTGTTGAACCCAGAAGTAATGGGTAATTGGCGAGTTGACCCCGCAAAGGGACGCCCACCAATCGCATTAATAGGGCGCAAACCGTATGGAGTAGATGTAAGAGCCATTTAAGTCTCTCCTCTATTACGAGTTTACTTACAACAAGTAGTCTAGCTACTTGCCAAACGAGGTACGAGTAGACCGTTCAGAAGGCATTACGGGCATACGAGGGTCGGATTCCCGCATGAAATTCCTATCTACGGCGTCGGACTGATGTTGTGCAGTCTCCAACTGACCGTATTCTCGGTCTTCTTGCAATTCTGTAGGGATTGCACAAAGCAATAACCCACCGACTTCAATATTGTCCTTAAAGCGCGAGTCAATATCAGACATAATTTGCAACTCAGGATAGTCTTCTGCTTTCACAGCTACATACCCTTCTCGGAACCTTTGTGAAACATTGGTCATGTCACCTGTACCCAAGGTAGATGTGCGAATCCAACGGAACGAAAGTCCGTCACGCGATTCGGGGGTTGGTAACATAGATGCGCGCTTCCACGGTTTTCTACGTTCACCTGTTTCACGGGTGTTCAAAGAGCGGGGTTTGCGATCAGCCATTATTCAGTTCCTTTAGTTTTTGCGCCGCATAATCTTTTAGTGGTACTCCAAGTCGCTTGGCGATAGCGGCCTCAGAAGAGGTCAGTTTAACCGTGTTGCGTGATGTAGCAGTATTTCTACCACTGGGGGCCACCACGGAGCCAGCTTGACGTTGCGGTTTTCTGTCCTCGGTAACATCGTCAAACCTATCTGGATAACGCTGCCGCATGGCACCATCAATTCGACTATAGTATGTATCAGAAGAAGAATCAACTCCTTCCTCTACTAGCTCCTGATGCACAAGCATAGCGTATCGCTCCATAGCCTTGTCTTCGGTAAACCAAGGATTTTTAGCTACCCACTCTTGCGCCTTCTTGTCAGGTTCAGGTGCGCGAGGTCTTGCTGCAGGTGCCTGCTGTTGCTGCGGAGCTTCTGGTGATCTAGGCTTCCAGTTTTCAATGCGGTCAGCTTCGGTCTGTAGTTTTACCATAGCTGACTGAGCTTCAACTACCGCGTCGGAGTCACCAGCATCATACGCTTGCTTGTAAGCTGCTTTAGCCTGTGTAAGTTCAGAACTGTTACGCGCTTTAGCTTGTGTAATGAGGACACCTTCGCCCTCAGACAGGTTTTTGCGTAGGTTATCAGCCTCACTCTTAGCATTCTGCGCGTACTGTACAGCAGCCTCACGTTCACGTTCCGCTTCTTCTTTGCGTCTACGCTCTTCGTGAAACTCAAACTTTAGCTTCTTGATCCGCTTCTGAACTGACTCACTGTGTTGTTGTAAGTCATCGTCCTCTGGAATGTCAGCCTCTTCACCTTTAGCTCGGCGTGGTCGGCCTTTATCCTCTTCAGGAGTATCATCTTCAATCTCTACAACAATGTCTTCAGACGAATCCATGTTAACTTCTACGGTGCCTGTATCTTCTACAGCTTGTTCTGCGCCACTCATGCTCTGCTATACCCCCGTGGGTCTTCTACCACCGCTTCTACGGTGTCATCATTGATAATACGAAACTCTTTACCCATCACTTTAAATCTAGTGCCTGAGTAGGAACGGAAGATTACAAAGTCTCCCTCTTCACAGTAGGGTCCACTGGGGAACCGCTCTTTGTCTGTGTAAGCCTCGGGTCCGGTCTTTATAACAAACCCAATGATAGATGCTGTCTCTTCCATAGATTTAAGAGCATCAGGCATAATAACGCCGCCTTCTGTCTTTCCATCTAGTTCTGGGACTGCAATTAAAACTTTAAAGCCTTTAGGCTCTGGAAGTTTAGCCTGTAGTTCGCTATCTTCCAACTTGTTCGCCGCGTACATTTTACTCTCCTAGCAGTGATTAAAGGCTCACAGCGCCTCTGCGTGGATTATCCACGTAACTTTGCCATACAACTAAAAGTTCTATGGATCAATATACCGTTGTTCTACTTCTTTAATCTCTTCAGTTATGTTGCCCAGCGCCTCATACTCACCTACAAACTTCCAGTATTCTCTGTCATTTGTAGCACCACCACCTGCTAGATGATGACGTATTGCGCTGCGTTGTTCCTCTATACGGTTCAACACCGTTAGGAATATGCTCTGCTCCACGTATCTAAACCTTCTTCCTAGAAGAACGAACCATTCTGTTTAGTGTGCCAGCTTGTTTAGCGTGTAGCTTAGAGGCTTTCTTCAAGCCCTTTACAACCTTCTTAACTGTCTTTTTATTGCCTTTAGTTAAAGTCATTTTAGTCCCTATCGTTTATGTCTCTAGCTGCTTCCATAGCTAGTTTAATAGCTGTGGTATCTTCTTCTGTCTGCAACTCAGCTACTTTTAGCTGTATGTTAGCCGCTGCTTTAGCGTTGTCAGCTTCCATACGACCTTCTTGGAGACCGACATTCGCCCGTTTAGTCTCCATATCAAGCTGTAGCTTGGCCTTATCCATTTCTATATTATGCTGCAGCTCTTGCTCTTTCATAGCGAGTTCTTTTTGTTGAATCTGCGTTAACGGATCAGCCTGTTGTTTGGCATTTTCCTCTGCGGCTACCTCGGCTTGGTCCTTCTTGAGTAGCTGTCCTGCCGCCTGTGCGACCACCTTAGACAGTTCACGCTCTACGGACTCTGGTAGTGGCTCATCTTGGTCAGGTAGCTCTGTGCCTAGCTGTGCTTCGATCTCTTTGCGATACTGCAATGCTATATGTTCTGTGACGTGAGACTGCATAGCCGCTGATATGGCCCCTGCGAACGGCGACTGACCTACAATCTGTTGTATCTTGGGGTCTTGTAGCGCCGCCATGTGGGTCATAATGTGTGCTTCGTGGTCTTGATACGAGAACGCTTTTACAGGCTCTTGCTTCATTATCGACATGTTCTCGGACACAGGATCAGCAGGCTTAATATCTTCAGGTAGCTTA